CAGACCGCCGACGGGGGCAACACCCAAATTCTTTTTACTATATAGAAACATACTTGATATAGGAGATTACTCTCTCACGGATGAACCCGAATTTAGTCAAATATGTTTTTATATAATGAAATAGTGAACAGGATTTGCACCGGTGCCCACAGCCAACATCAGCGACTGCACTCTCCTACTAAGCTATCACCATATAGAAACACACTACCAGTCCCCGGGGGGAGTCGAACCCACTTCTCTCGAAGTTTATCACGACTTTTTCGGTCGGGCAAGTAATGTGTTTTTATATGGTAGAGGCACAGAGAATCGAACTCTGATTAATAGGTTAAAAGCCTACTACTTTGCCGTTAAGTTATACCTCCATATGGTCCCACACCACGGTAACGATCCGTGTTTTACCGGTTAAGAGCCGGTTACATCACCTTAATGTTTGTGAGGGTTGTACGTATTAATTGATTTTACGTGCCAACCCTAAACCATACGGAAGTTTAGAGTGACACTAGAGTTTACCTCGTTTCATGTCATTTCCTTTGTTTAAAAAATGCTAGATTGTTTACTGCACAACCTAGCAAAGCAGGGGTCTGTAGACTACTGACTTTAAAGCCGTCAGTAAAGGCTAAACTAATAACACAAGCATAACATTAACCAGTTATGCTTGCCACTCGCATCCCTCGCTGGCCGGGAGACTGAATGCCATCCTACAGTACGTTGAGTGTTGTTAATCTGGAGTATGGGGTCGGATTTGAACCGACGAATCAACTGGTTTGCAATCAGTGCCATTAAGCCTCTCTGGTACCCATACATATATGCTCTGCATCCCTCGGCGGTAATTATATCAGCATCATGGATGAACCCATACATTGTGCCAACTTCCACCCGCTTCCCGACAGGGACCGTTCTCGCATTGCTAGCGCACTTTCGGTTTGAAGTGTACCACCCGTACATGTCATTGTACTTCTCATCCTCCGGGTCAGAGTATCTAGTGACGCTAGAACGTTTGGGTGCAGACCAAAGGAGTCGAACCTTTGAGGGAATCTAGAATGCGGAGCAAAAGCCCCTACCCATCCACTGTCTGCAAAACTTGGCGTTGAGTGTGGGATTCGAACCCACGATACAGTTCATCACTATATGACACCTTAGCAGGGTGTTGATTTCAGCCACTCATCCAACTCAACAAAATTCATATCAGTTCCTACTATCACCCATCGTCACTGATAACCGTTGAACATAGTTGCCTATGTTATTTGTTCTTGGCGGTCCCAAGGGGTAACGATCCCCTTCTTTATGCGTGACAGGCATACGTGCGTCCATGAACACTTTGAGACCTAATTTAAATATGGTACTCGGTAGGGGAATCGAACCCCTCTTCCCGCCGTGAAAGGGCGGTGTCCTAGACCGATAGACGAACCGAGCAAAATTACTATATGAAAATACATTAGGATGTTTAGAACCGTTCCAGAACTTCATCTGGTTTCTCACGGTACCGTCTACCGATAAGATTCTAACCACATTACAGGCTAAGTTGTTCCAGCGTCCTCCTGATATTATCTCAAGGTTTCGTGTAAACTTAGCGAGAGTCTGTGCGGCCACAGATTATATACTCTCCTAAGTTACCTACTGGCTTAGTAACCTAATGCGTTTTCATATAGTACCCTGAACTTAACAGGGACTATATGACAATTAATTTTTTAAAGAACATTGTTGATTTCTCAACTCATTAAATGTATTATACATCTAATTGGATTTATTGTCAAATCTTTTTTCTGTTTATCTGAAAAATTTCTTTGTCAATCAATCTATAACTAGAGTATAGCACCGAATGAATATGTTGTCAACCCTGTTGTTGTAAAAATACAACACGATAAATACGATATGGATACTACCTTATACGATGAATTAGAATTGACTACTATTTGTACCCAGGACGAAATAAAACAAAAATACAGAACTTTAGCACAAATTCATCATCCTGATAAGGGAGGATCCGAAGAGAAATTCAAACGAATCAAGTTAGCATACGAAATACTAAGTGATCCTATAAAACGTTCGCATTATGATTCAACCGGTGAACACTATGAAGCAGCCGGCGTTGAGAACGAAATTTTTAATAGGCTTGCTAATATGGTATCCTATCATACTCAAAATTTAAATCCGGAACTTGACGATCTGATACTAAAGATGAAAGTTGATATCTATGAGGCTCAACGTAATATAGGCAATGCTATAAACGAATGCAACAATAGTATTAAAAAATTCAATATCATTAGTAAAAAAATTAAGTTGAAGAAGGAAGAGGGTGAGAATTTGCTAAAATCAATTGTTGAAGCAAAAATTACTCAAAAACAATCTGAACTCGCCGGTCATAAAAGAACAATGATAGTTTTTATCAAAATGCTAGATATACTAGAAAACTACCATTATAGTATGGAAGATTGGCAATTATTTATTAAGTAATTGGTCCGGCGACCAGGAATCGAACCTGGATTGACGGCTTAGAAGGCCGCTGTATTATCCATTATACTACCGCCAGAAAGTGTTAGATTCAATTTTCCTTCAAACTTTTACTTTGAAAATGATAGACAAAACTTTTTACTTTTGCAAATTTATACCCTAGATTGGGTAAAACATAATCAATCAACAATACATCGTTTTGCTCATACGGGAACTTTACACGATTGGGGTAGCTAACAAAACTCTTTTTGTCAAAGCAAATTGGCATATACCAACCTTTGCTATTTTGTAATATATCTGGTTCTTGACTACTATCAACAAATTGTTGAAACTTAGTATAATCAAAACTATCAATTGATTGACCACAATCAAGTTTGATATTTGATATCGTTTCTCCGTTGGGTCTATGATTAGTACCTGGATTAGGTTCGATAACATAACCGGTTGTGATTGTTTCCATATTGTTGTATTTTAACAACGGATAGTCCCAACCTTTACTGACAATCATGTCATCATTCAATAGTATGACCTTATCATATTTTGCTTTGTACACACCATAATTGAATGCATAATAAACATCAGTTTCGTCAACAATCTCTACCAATTCATACGGTAGAGATTTATTAATCTCTAAAAAATGTTTACATTGTTCAATATATTTGCTGGTGCTTAGATAAGGGATTACTATTGAATACATAAATTAAAATGCTAAGGCTTGCTTAAATGCATCTAATTCAGTATCACTTAGGAATAACTCTAGTTTGTTTTGTTCTGCCTCTGGATTTTTAGCCCAGTCATAAGTTGTGTAGATTCGGACATGATTGTCCTGAGGGTGTACGTCAAGTTTGCGAACTTCACAATACAATTTATAACCTGCGTTTTCACTAACTAACATATACTTCCTTTTAAAAATTTTCTACCACTATTATACCCCAGTTGAATATAATTGTCAAGTTCTTGTTTACCGATTTTTTTATTTCCAAATATAGGATGAGTTACCCAACATGTACCATACTGGGAATTCTTTTCCCCTTGTTGTCTATTATGACCTTTTAATTTTTGTATTGTATTGGTAGTATGTTTTCTACCTAAAAAGCTAGGAGTCAATCGCCCTGACTTAAATCCTTCTTTTAGTGTGTTAGATATTTTTTCAAATTCTTCACTAGATTTTTCTCTATTCCAGCCTTTACTTAGATTCTCTCCACCATAACTCGGTTTACCGTTATTACCATAAAGATTTTTGCCCGAACTATTAATATAGTTAAAACCACCAAAACCACCTAACTTTAAGTTATATGTGTTTTCTTCTGACAAAAATGTTTCATTAACCAACTCAGCTTCTTTAGCAAACATCTCTTCAGGATTATCAAAAACAAAAAGTATTTCTTTTTTGAAATTTTCAATACCGTGTTTTTTCTGTGCGTGTAAAAGATATTTACCTGAACCCATATAAGTATCATCTATGTCAGTAGTCTTGTGACTTCCGATATAAATTTTGCCATTAGTGAGATTAGTTACTTTATAAATTAAATAGAACATAAGTGCCTTTATACAGTTATTCTTATGTTCTATTTATCATGGTTCGTGTCTTTTGACACAAACCCAAGGGCTCCCCGACGTGGGCTCGAACCACGGACACCTTGATTAACAGTCAAGTGCAACTACCAACTGTGCTATCGGGGAATAAATTTGGTGCCGACTATCGGATTCGAACTGATGACCTATCGCTTACAAGGCGATTGCACTACCCCTGTGCTAAGTCGGCGTATCTTTATTTAACTGAAGTATAACACAGGGAAACTTTTTTGTCAAGAGTCCCTGTGCTACTTAGGATAACAAAATTCTACTGTGCTTTGGAACACCTGCAAGCAAGTAATCCATTTGATCCGCAAGTATTGTGCGGTTCTGTAGAATCATGTTTTCGTAATGATTTGGTGCATATGGAACATACAACAATTCTAGACCACATTCTTTTAACAGTTTGTGTCCCTTCTTTGCGTTACAGTCCTTACATGCAGTAACCACGTTCATCCAAGTGTTTTCACCACCTCGGCTTTTAGGCACAATGTGGTCACGACTTAGATTGTTATAGTTGGGGAAATGTCCACCACAGTATGCACACACATGTCGGTCACGACCGAACAATGTACGGTTGCTTAATGCAACATTGGCATGCTTGTGTGGGTTGAAACCATGACCCTTAACAGCAATGATGCTGGTAGTTTCTAGGTAACTCATTTCACCGTCGTTTTGAATACCACCACGATATTTAGCCACAACTTCCCCTAGTGCCCATGCGATTGCATTCTTTGCATGGTAGGTGATTGCGTCATCGTGTGAGATCCACTGCCGGGGAACTCCTGAGATATCTAGTGCTAGAACAGCCATTATGTACTCCTTTACTTGCTATTGTCACTATAACTATTTAACTAGTTTGGAGGGTCGTACAAGATTCGAACTTGTGACTGCTGGTTTCGAAGACCAGAACTCTTCCACTGAGTTAACGACCCTTAGTATATCATAAAATTTAATTTATGTCAATTGGTACCCTACCTCTGATTCGAACAGAGAAAACTTCTCCTTTTGAGAGAGATGACTTTACCAATTTGTCCAGTAGGGTATTGTTGGTAGCACAAGCTGGACTCGAACCAGCAACACATGAATTTTCAGTCCACTGCTCTACCATTGGAGCTATTGTGCCATAATAATTTGGGGAGTCACACGGGGAACGATCCCGTACTACCAGTTTCACAGACTAGGGTGCGAACCTCTACACTAGTGACTCCATAGAAAAGAACAGGATGCTTATTTTCAAATTACAAGTTTGATTTTTTTAATTGCTGAACGCATCCTAAAAGTGGTCTGGGTAGGAGGATTTGAACCTCCAGCCTCCGAGTTCCAAGCCCGGCCGTCTACCAAGTTGACAATATACCCAGTTATTTTTGGCGGAAGACAGAGGAGTCGAACCCCATCCCTTTGTCAGAGAACCGAGTTTTCAAGGCTCGTCGGCGGACCATCCCACCTGCATTATCTTCCATTGTTTGGTGGACCGTAAGAGAATCGAACTCTTACCTAGGACGTGCAAAGCCCCCGTGCTCCCATTATCACTAACAGCCCATGAATAAGTTT